TAAGCTCGCATTGGTCGCCACATCTGCGGCCTTGTAGGCTGCATCGATATCATCCACACGCTGAGACATGGCCGAATCGTTATCCGCAACCGTCTGTTCCAGGCTGGTTAGATTTGCGTTCGTCGCCACATCTGCGGCCTTGTAGGCTGCATCGATACCATCAACACGCTGAGACATAGCCGAATCGTTGTCAGCTACCGTTTGCTCCAGGTTGGTTAAACTCGCATTGGTCGCCACATCTGCGGCCTTGTAGGCTGCATCGATACCATCAACACGCTGAGACATAGCCGAATCGTTGTCAGCTACGGTTTGTTCCAGGCTAGTTAAGCTCGCATTGGTCGCCACATCTGCGGCCTTGTAGGCTGCATCGATATCATCCACACGCTGAGACATGGCCGAATCGTTATCCGCAACCGTCTGTTCCAGGCTGGTTAGATTTGCGTTCGTCGCTACATCTGCGGCTTTATAGGCTGCATCGATATCAGTGACTCGCTGACTTAACACCTGCTCGTTGTCAATTACGGTTTGCTCTAACGTTGAGATCAATCCTGACAGGGCAGAATCGCCCGAAGTCATAGATACCTCTAACGCAGATAGTTGCTCGGCCAGGGCTGTATCAGCTTCGGCAAGTACGCGCTGCGTCTCGGTTATCCTGGCGGAAGTGTCTGCGGCCTGGGCATCGTTTCGCGTGGAGTATGCAGCATTCAGCTGTGTAATTTGCTGAGCGAGCACACGCTGAACGTCAGCAAATACAGTCTCAAGATCTTTAATTGTTGACTCTGTAGTGAGGTCGCCCTCCTTGTAAGCAGCCTCCAGGCGAGCCACTTCACCTTCCAGCTGTGATTTAGCATCGCTTAGCGCTGTGCTTATATCAGAATCAGCTTGCTCCAAATCACTCTTAGCTTGAGCAAGCGCCGCATCTGTTGAATCAATCCCCGCCTGAAGCGACGAATCGGCAAGCTCCAAATCGGTCTTGGTTTGTGTGAGCGCTGCATTCGTTGAGTCAATTCCGGCTTGAAGCGCTGAATCGGCAAGCTCCAAATCGCTCTTGGTTTGTGTGAGCGCTGCATTCGTTGAGTCAATTCCGGCTTGAAGCGCTGAATCGGCAAGCTCCAAATCGCTCTTGGTTTGTGTGAGCGCTGCATTCGTTGAGTCAATTCCGGCTTGAAGCGCTGAATCGGCAAGCTCCAAATCGCTCTTGGTTTGTGTGAGCGCTGCGTTCGTTGAGTCAATTCCGGCTTGAAGCGCTGAATCGGCAAGCTCCAAATCGCTCTTGGTTTGTGTGAGCGCTGCATTCGTTGAGTCAATGGCAGCTTGAAGGGTTAAATCAGCTTGTTCGAAGTCATTACGATTGCTAGTAACGTTAGACTGAAGCTCTTGGAATAGTGTTGAGTTTGCCAACTGATCTGCCAGCTCGTCTATCACATCGCCAATATCTTGATTCGTTTCAACGTAAATACCAGTGGCTCCGTGGTGAGGGCCAGCGACATTATTTCGATTAACAAACCTAACCCAATAATACCATCCCGTACCCATACCTACTACGTCAGAAAACACGGTAGCCGGCGTGGTACCAATCAGAGTGGCCAACGATAGGTTATTAGTCGTTGCGCGCCACACTTCCGCATGAGAAAACCCTTGAAAAGCTGGATTATCCCAAGATAAGAGGACCGAACTAAACCCACCAAATCCTTGAACGTTGGTTGGCGCGTCAGGCTGCTCAATAACTTCATTACTACTGCTACCGGTGCTACTAGCGCGGACAATTGTACTAACGGTACCTTTTAATTCTGAAACCTCTTTAGCGGTTACTGCCTTATAGGTTCCACCGCGTTGACCGGTTAGTATTTCTACGTTCTCATATAATGCATCTAGTGTTCTCCCCGCACGGAAAGGTGTTCTGTTTTTTGCCATTAACCAAGCTCCTGCATTGATGTGGCTAGCAAGATGCGCTCTACTTTGGCATCACCCATGATTTTGACGATCCACTTAGTGGCGCGAATTGCTGGAAGCCTAAAGGCATCATTAGTCAGCTCACCTGCAGGTATGGAATGTAGTAACTCCCCATCAGCATAAAATTCGACTGATAGCCTTTCTGGATTGGGCGATTGCACTCGTGCGCACGTAAGAAGAACGTCTATCGGAGTAAGAAACGTTTTGCTTTGCCAAGTTAGACTTTTCTCTGTGAGATCGCCTTTCCAGACATAAACCTCATTGCCTTTCGCCAGGAAAAGCTTGTCAGAGTACAAGTCGTTATAAGCGGCGTCCCAAGAACCACTCAGCGTGATAAATGACTGACTAACCGGATCGTAGACAAATGCGCCAGCATCACAAAGAGCAACATACTTCCCCTCATTTGCCCAGGCGCGAATGGAACTTGGATTGTATGATTGCCATTGCTCTCGAGTCATTAACGGCGCAGTTAATACCGTCGCGCTACCGCTGCCTACAGAAACTAAACCGTCAGGACTGGCGTACATAGCCATGCCATTAACAACAACCAGGGAACTAGCGCTTACACATGCTTGCTCGAGATTAATTTGCGATCCCGTTAGTGTTGAGGGCATTACGCCAGAAAATAGGTACGGCTTACCCTTAGTTACAACGATAAGCGATGTTTCAATCGGTGCAATAGCAACGATTTCGCTATCCGTGGTACTTCGATAATCTTCTGGCCAGGCGTAAGGCAGGTACGACTCACTAAACATCACTTCATTACCAGCAAAGCCGGCGCAGATTCCGTTAGCCATGTTGCACAAGCCTTGCATGTTTGACGGTGGCACCGTGTAATCCCACGTATCGAGGGTAGCGCCGCTTACGTCTCGAGCTGCATCAATGTACTGACTTTGTGATATTGGCAATTCCGCGACCAATAAGAAGTCACCCGCTCCATCACTTGTCACGCTTCGGTAAAGCCTTGTGTGTGTAATGTTATGCGTGTTAGCGCCAGGCTGAGCCAAGTTAATCGTTAATGTTGAACCTGGCTTAACAACCAGCACCGACTCGCTAGCATTCCCAGGCGCGCCTTCTTCACCAAAACGAGTAACGTAGGTCTGAATGTAAACTCGGTCCTCATCGTCGTACTCTGGCAGTTCACCCTCTGGCGGCTCCTCTCCGGTACTCTCATCGACGGTAGTAACCACTGGCGGCACTTCTGGCGACGGCACACCAAGATCATACCAGGCAGCTGGCATAGCGCCCTCACTGGTCGCAATGTCGCTTGATGTGAGCTTAGGCTTTTGTTGTCCGGTCCAGTAGACACGCTGCCAAGGATCTTGAGCCATTGGATTCTTTATTACGCTGACGTCCTGTTGAAACGTGAACCAGTAATTGTGCTCATAAAGATACAAAGAGGCCGGTATGATCGGTAAAGTTACGGGCTCCTGGCTATCATTTCGAATTGGAGCCACAATGCCTCGCTCAAATTCGCAATCTTGAGCAACGGTCGCAGCATCGTCTGGTAGTAAGTGAGGCTCCAATCTAGGAACCTCACCCTTCATTGTTGAAATGTTAATAAGCATTTCTTTTCACCTAAAGCTAAGCGCCTATGCGGACGCTTGGGTTTAATTTTCGCTACACTTCCTGCTCCTGCTCAATAGACCAGCGCTCTTTATCGCGAAGAATGCCTTCAATTATCTCCTCCGCACCTTCCTCCTCCGCGTAGAGCTCAGCCAGGTAAGAAGGATCGCAATTGGTAATGCGTTGGTACTTAAAATAAAACGAGAACTCATTATTCATATTGCCTCACAAATGGAATTTTTAGTGTGGTTTTAAAAAGTGCATCTGCGTTTGCGTGTTTAATACACCCGCTATAACTCGCAAGCACGGATGCGACGTGTTTGTTTGATACCTTACCACTTGCATAAAGCGTCCTAAGCCTTTTGACCTTATGCTTAAATTTTTTTGCCGTGCACTTTCTTAATAATCGGTGTGTTGCATAAATTCGGTAACCCAAAAAATCCAAAGATCTTCCACTTGAGGTCGACACCGGAAAGACCTGAGTTTTGTGGTTGGTTTTTAGCTTGAGCACCTGCCACAGCCACCTTTCAATGACGCATCTCAGGCGCTGAAGGTGAGCTTTGTCATGATGGATAATCACAAAATCATCCATGTAGCGAATATAAAAACGCTCACGCAACTCATGTTTTACAAACTGATCGAGCTCATTGAGGTACATGTTGGCAAATAATTGACTGGTTAGGTTGCCAATGGGGATCCCCGTTCCGCGAGCTTGCGTTTCTGCGCTATCGATTATCAAGCCGAGCAACTGCTTTGTTTTTAAGCAGCTTAAATGGGTGGAAATTATCGACTTAAGAACAGAGTGATCGATGCTATCAAAGTACTTTGATATGTCTGCCTTTAGGGCGTAAACCCTGCCGTGATTTCGCTTAACTATCCTTATGAACTTCTGAGCCCTATCCGCTCCAGCATGAGTGCCTTTGCCTTTTCTGCATGCGTAGCTGTCAAAGATAAACCTCTTGTCTATTATCGGCTCGATAACTCGGTGTATTGCGTGATGGACAACGCGGTCATCAAATGGAGGCGCAGAAATTAAGCGCTTCTTTGGCTCATAAACAAAGAACTTTCGATGAGGCTTGGGCCGATAGCTCTGCCAAATCAAATGATTGTGAGTGTTAATTAAATTCTCTTCTAGGTTTGCAAAATAGCGCATAATGGGAAGCTTGAGGGCTTTGTTCTTCTTTGCCTCATTGGCTGCGATAAATAGATTTTCAAAACTGCTTATTTGTTCGTACATGGTTAGCCGATTGGCTCGGAGATTGCTCTCCGAGCTTGCGTGTGTTTCGGCTTCCTGCCTGCGGCCTTGGCATCCTTTCTTTCTGCGCTGGATGTAACGCCTTGGCGATACAACTTCTGGCGTGTTGAAGGGAAGCGAGACGACTCCCGATGTTGCTGTTGCGATTCGAGCGCGGGTTGTTGAAGTTCAACGCGACCGGACCGGCGTTGCCGCCGTTGTTCCAGTTGCCGCGACGATACGGAAGTCGAGCAATGCCAAAGCCTTTGGTTGCCACTACGCGACTGACTTAAGCCAGCCGCCCGTCATTTTACCGATCTCAACGTTTTTGCGTTGCCATATTTCATACTTCTTCAAATCCATATATTTGAGATCAAAAGAAACTCTAACCATATTTCTGAGTGTTGATATTTCAACGTCCAGATCTTGAATGGTAGTTTTCTTGTGGTATCGCTTAGACGCAATGATCGTGAGTCTGAGTATTTTGTATATGCACTGTCTTATTTCAGCGCAAAGCACATGTCGCTCATGCTTGGGAAATTGCTTCAACGCACAAAAGGCATACGCCATCATTTCTCTAACCTTGGTCTGAATGGTTAATTCTTCTTTCATTAATTTAAACTTAGATCTCCAGTATTACACCGCGCTATCGCGCGGCAATCAAAACACAGCACTCAAAACTCAAGACGCGAAAACGAGACGACTCCCGACGCTGCTGCCGCGATTCGAGCGCGGGTTGTTGAAGTTCAACGCGACCGGACCGGCGTTGCCGCCGTTGTTCCAGTTGCCGCGACGATACGGAAGTCGAGCAATGCCAAAGCCTTTGGTTGCCACTACGCGACTGACTTAAGCCAGCCGCCCGTCATTTTACCGATCTCAACGTTTTTGCGTTGCCATATTTCATACTTCTTCAAATCCATATATTTGAGATCAAAAGAAACTCTAACCATATTTCTGAGTGTTGATATTTCAACGTCCAGATCTTGAATGGTAGTTTTCTTGTGGTATCGCTTAGACGCAATGATCGTGAGTCTGAGTATTTTGTATATGCACTGTCTTATTTCAGCGCAAAGCACATGTCGCTCATGCTTGGGAAATTGCTTCAACGCACAAAAGGCATACGCCATCATTTCTCTAACCTTGGTCTGAATGGTTAATTCTTCTTTCATTAATTTAAACTTAGATCTCCAGTATTACACCGCGCTATCGCGCGGCAATCAAAACACAGCACTCAAAACTCAAGACGCGAAAACGAGACGACTCCCGACGCTGCTGCCGCGATACGAGCGCGGGTAGTAGAAGTTCAACACGACCGGACCGGCGCTGCCGCCGTCGCCCCAGGCGCCGCGACGACACGGAAGCCGCTCACCATCGGTGTTGTAGTAAAATCGACCGTTAAGCGCTTTTGTGCAATCAATCGGCTCGATGAGTAATTTTTGCAGCAATTCATGGTCGACGTAGTCTGCCGTTTTTGTAAATAATCCCCACGCCTGATTGCTCGAAGCCGGAAGAGATGGCGCTGTCATTGAGAAGACGTGCCCCTCGTTAATGTATCGCCCCGTTGCTACCCATTGCACCTCCGGCTGGCCGGAATATTCAGCTACGTAAAACTGACCGTCGACCATTTTTAGTCCGTCAATCCACTCCCAAACATTGCCAACCCAATCGGATACACCAAACGCGGTGCCGTCATGACGCCATGCGTCCGGCCCAGAACCGGTAAGTGTTGCACCATTGCCGGTGCGGTCGTTAGAGATTAGACCGTCAACGCGCCTTCCCATCTCACTAATAGCATCATGAGATCGCCCCCACTCCGTGTTCCCGCGCGGTTGCTGTCCGCCGTTCGCCAAGATTGAAAGAATTTGCCAATTAATAAATGCATCGTGATAGACATCAAGTAGGACAAATCCTCCCGCAAGCTCGCTTGCTTTGGCTTTGAATTCATCAAAGTTGAGGCTGACATAGGGCGCAAGTCCCGCTCGTGATACGGTCGCGCCATTGACGTTTACTGATTTGTGAATTGCAATACGACACTCACTGCGATACGTGCCGTCAGAGCGTCTAAATACATCTATCGGCCCTGTAAATGGCATGTCAGGGATCTGCAATTGCTCATATGCCTGAATAGGCCAAACACCGAATAAATGCGCGTTGCCTAATGCGTCTTTAATGATCTCAAGGCGACCGCCAGACGCAAGGACAATCGCTGTTGCAGCTACGTCCCAATCAAGCCAGTCAGAGCTTATCTTTCCCTCACTATTCGCTAAAGGTATTTTGCCAGGCGAAGGTTCTAGCGTGGCTGTCCCACCAGTAACGACGGCGGCGACGTTATCGGCGGCTGTTTTAGCTTCTGCCGCTTTTTGCGTTGCCAGGTCTGCTTTCTCGATAGCTACCGCTTCAGATGCTTTCGCTACAGTGGCGGAGTTGGCTGAATCGAGAGCATTACCTTGCAGTGCTGTATTGGCCTTCACGTACTCTTGTAGCAATTCCGAGGTTTCATTGGTTAGCGCATTAACGCTGTCAACTAATTCTTGGCTCATTAACGGGCTACCTCACTCTGCTTAATCATCTGAGACTTGGCATTGTCTGAAGCTGTCTTATCGCCCAAGGCAGTAGCAAACGCTTGCAAGTGAAGCTGGGCTTTATTGCCTTCGTTCGGGTTCTGGCTGTCTTTGTTGTAAGCGCGATACATCACAAAGTCAGCGACAACACCCTCATAAATTTCAGGTAGCGGGAATGCATCGGCCTCTGCCGCAACACGTAGGTTACGTGAATAAACAAGCTCGACATTTACCTCTGCCGTCGGTGATGGATAAAGAAACAGCGTGGTTTCATCCATTTCGTTTCGAGTCCAGCAAACCGGCGCTCCTGCCGTGGTGCGCCAATCTGGATAAAGCTGGTTGAGTTTGTTGATATCAACATACTGAGCCGCCACGTTATCTACGTGGTTAACAGCTAGGATTTGATAAGCGTCACCAGGCAAAGCTACCGTATTCGACGAGGTAGGAACGGTCGCGGTCGCTCGGCTTAAATCAGGACGACGAATAACGATGCTTGCAATCGCATCATTCAGGAAGTCGGTCAATTCATTTCGGGACCAGCGCACATTGCGGAGGTCAATCAAATCACGAGAAATGCGATCAATTAACGTTTTAACAGTAGTAGCCATTAGTAGAACTCCCTCTTGCGAGTTGGATTAGAAAAAGTAGAAGCAGCACCGGACTCAACCGAAAAGCGGTACGCCTCTCTGATCGACTCCTGGAACCATTGGCGGTACTCCTGAGCAAGTTGCGGATTAAACCAGTCAGAGTCAGGCTGAATCAAAAGACGGTGAGCAGCACCATAGCAAATGCCTTGGGAGTACTCAGTAAATAGGATTTCTGGCAAATGCGTACTGCCTGGAACTGGCTCGATTGCGCATTCAGCACTGATATCCTTTGCATCGATATTAAACATCAGCATGTCACGACTGAGCTTGACGAACTCGGTCCCGAGTGCCATGAGTAATGGGTCGTGCGTGGAAGCATCCCGAGCAACGCTGAAGACTTCGCAAGCACGAAAATCGCCCTCGTCACCATTAAGATCCGAACTACCCACCACGGAAACCACATCACCTTGACTCACGGTTGCAATTTTTCGCGTGTAGCGAACCAGGTTCGTTTCTCGACAAAATTCACTCGCAGCCTGAACTACTGCATTACCAAGTAATGGAGGAAGCGATACATTAACCAGTTGGCGTAGCGTAGGGAAAAAAGCGCTGACAAGGACGGTATTCATTACGCCTCCTCGTTATCGAGGTTGCGAATGTGGTTACGAACACGCAAACGGAAGTCGTCAACCGACTCTTGCGCGCCTTTCGCTGCAATATCTAGCTCGTTAGCAGCGATCAGCGTTTTAAGTTTTGCTGAGTTCAGCTTGGCTAGGTCAAGCTCTTCGCCTTTAAAAGTGACCACCATAGACGCGAGCTCCGCTGCTGCCTGTGCCGCTTGCTGTGCTTGAGCTTGCTGGCGCTCTTTCTCTGCTTCACGTTCAGCCTCTACTTTTAGGTGCGACTCTAGCTCAGACTCTTGAATCCAAACGGTAGGAAAATCAAGCAGCTGATAAGCGATATCTGAGTCAACCGAGACTGGCTTGTTTTGAGGGAACACCAGGCGAGAGCCGGTGATGGTGTCTTTTTTACGTGGCTTAGGACCAATGTAAACAATGGAAATTTTATCACTCATGTTTTACTCCAAAAAAAAGAGGCCATTGGCCTCTTTCTGGTTTGTCAGGTTGACTTAGTAGCCAACGTTCACGTATTCAAGCTGAACCATCAGCTCACCGGTCGCCGCTGCACCACCGACTTTTACTTCAAGTGCCGTTTTCTCAGAAACAAATACCGGCTTGATTACGGTAGATAGAGCGATTGCTCCCGCTACATCCTCACCCGTAACCAGCGGTTCTGCACCGATAGCAACGTCGACCGTTGCGCCAGCACCAAGGCCGTCAGTAAACAAGCGAACGCCTGTCACTTTCAAACCGATTGGCAACTCAAGCACCTGGAACACATCATTAACTTGAGCGGCCTTTGCGGTTAGCTTGGCCGTTTCAAGAGACAGGTTGCCGTGTGCGCCAACGTACACACGGTTGTTAAACGTTTCGCTTTGGTAAATCATTACTTAGCTCCTTATTGAGATACTGCGGTATCAAGTGCCATAACACCGTGATCGTTGACACGGCCAGCCTTGTCTTTGAATCGGATCTTCTTCGAGCCGTTCATCCAGTAGACTGTCACTTCGTCACGGTTGCCAGCATCGGTTTTTTCTTCATGGTAGCGGAACTCCTGGCCACCTTGCGTTTTACCCCATGCGTAGGCAAGAGCCTGGCCACCAAGCAACATTGCGCGGTCGATAGTGGTACCCGCTGTTTTCTGCTGAACTGTTGCTGCATTGTCATTAGCTGACACATCAACGGTAGAGCCCGTATTGAAGCGAATCGGCATACCTTTGTACTTACGCACCAGGATATTGCCGCGCATAGCACAATCACCACGGAACACTGGATGGTTGAAGTTGCGTGAACGAGTCATAGCTTGCGCTGTCAGCGCTTGCCAATCTTTACCACTTGCTGAACTGTAGAAATCAGCCCACTGGCGAGGTGTGACGTTTAGAACGTAGAATGGCTCATCACCGGCTAGCTCATCTTTCGCAAACTTCACTGGCTGTAATGGGTGCGTCATTTCTTCCAGGTAAAGGTTAAGATTATCTAGAGTCTCAATTGAGAAGATATCCGCTGCATCCAGACCTTCAAAAGTCGTAGCATCACCACCAAAGAAATGACGGTCATAAGTTGGAGGCGTCACATCGTTAACCATGATCTCGCCAAATTCTTCATCCATGCCTAGTGGTACGATAATGTCATCTGAGTAGTAATCACCACGCGCACCAGCCAGGTGAACGGTTGCTACTTGGTCTTGCAGTAGGTTGACGTAATCAGGCATCAGAGTGCGAGCAAGCTTACGTAGTTGGTGTTTAGTACGTTGCTGGCTCATCTTACCGCCGCTATCAACCTGGTGACGACCTTGGTTGATTTTTAGCGAGAAGTCAGCGAACTCTAGACCTTCACCGCGGCCAGCAATACGGCGATCACCCATCGTTGGACGCTTAGTTAGACCGTGAACAACTTGCATGTCCACCTCATCACCTGCGCTCTTAGATAGGTCCGAAACGCGAACGATTGGCGCGTGTGGTGACGTTTGTTCTACGCCTTTCTTTTCACTTTGCACGTTTTGTGGTGCATCTTCCGTGAAAAGGTTACAAAAAGACTTGCCACGTAGCGTAGCTTTAAACAGGGCGGTTTCCTGGATGGTTACGCCCTTAGTGATAGTAGTCATACTCTAACTCCAATAAAAAAGCCCCGGCAATCACTACCGGGGCTTTGTTTAGAAAAAATCGGTTAGAAACCAGCGTTATACAAAACCTGGTCAATCTGTGACTCGCTGAGTCCATCAAGAATTGAGCTAAGTTCTGACTGGCTGGCGTTTTCTATACGATTCATTAGGTCCGAATCGCTTGCGCGATTTGTGTTGCCAAGCTCGCTTGGTGAAGCAGGTAAGCTGCCTTTCGCTTGATCGGCTTTATTTGCTGCGGCTTCCAGGGCTTCTTTAGCACTTGGTCGCGGCTGCTCGCCGTAAGCTAGTCGAACTCGCTTACTCACTTCCGCAAATCGCTCGGCGTAATTGCGGTTTGCCCAATCTGGGCTAGAGGCTAATTCTTCATCAATCTGCTGTGCCATTTTCCAGCGGCCACCACCTTCGCGTGACCAGGCGGTTAGATCCTCGTTCGCTTCTAGCGCAGTGCGTAGTTGCGGATCAGGACCAGGCTGACTGGTTTGCTCGGATTCGGTTGTTGCCGGTGATGGTTCTGCTTGAGGTTTACCTGCTGATTGTTGACCTACAATGGCTTCAACTTTATTGTTGAGCGCGGCAATGTAGGCGTACATTTCTGGATAGTCCTCGCGCAGTTCTTCCAGCTTCGCGTCGTCGAGAACCAAATCTTCAGGCAACTGTGCGGGTTCAACGCCAAATTCCGCTAATTGCTCGTTACGTCTTTCAATCAGCTTCTCAAGCTTGTCGGCTTGATCTGCTTTTGTTCGCAACAATTCATTTTCTTCACGGAGCTTTGCTGCTTCCTGGCGCTCCCGTTCCAATACATCGAACGGAATGATGTTCTTACCATCCTTTGCCAGAATCCCTTCCTGGATGCCGTCTGTTTCCGCAGCTGGCGAGTCTGCGTTCGTATCGCCTTCTAAAACGTCTGACTTATTCCCTTGAGGGTCAACCTGGCTCGGTTCGTCAACTGAACCAGATTCAACACCCTCCATCTCATCGAGTAGAGCCTCAAGTTCTTCCAGGCTTTCGTTACCTGTCAATTCAATTTCGTCGTCGTGATTAATGGTCATTTTGTCTCCTTGAGTTAGACGTATCGCTGTCTCTGCGGGTGAACACTCTCGAGAAAGCGCTCACCGGCAGATACAAAAAAGCCCCACCAAGGGCGGGGCAAAACTGGAGAAAGGCTTGTCAGTGGTATAGTTATAGGTAATTTCGTTGCTTCATCACGCTACGGCGAACGTGATAAATATCTGTGGCGTCTAAGTAGCAGATAAAGTCGCCTGGCTTGACCGGCTCGTAATGCACAAACTCAAACTCCTGACCATCAAGCTCAATAACGCTCTTTGATGGACCACCAGTGTAATTGGATGCCATCTTAACAATGGTGTCGCCCTCTTGAATCTCGTAAGCTGTGCGGTTGATTTGACGTCCCTGATAGACACGAAAACTCGGACTCAACTCGGACGGTCCAGGCTGCGTAGACGGCTCTGGCGCTAACAGTTCGGCCAATCCATCACTGGTGCATCCCGCGACTTTTAGCAAGTAACCTTCAAGCTGCCAAAGCGTGTTGGTTGCGTCAGCTACGGCGCGCTCTCTCGCCCACTTGCATCCATCGTCAAAGTTGTAGTTTCTTGGGTCCACACATGCGCTATCGCCGTGACCTACACGAAATCCATTAGGCAAATACGCATAACACACCGTGGTTGTGGTGGCGCCAATTCGCTCGTACTCAAACACCAACGAATGCACCAATTGGGCGATAAGGCTTTTGCTTACCGATGGGTAAGCTTTTAACTCTGTCATTCTTTCGTACCTTCTTACTTTATTACCTTACCACTAAGCGCAAGTACGCTAGTGGTAAGGTGATAGATTCGCACTGTATTACCAAGATTCGAGCTGAGTTTTGAAGTCACTCAAGCGCGCTGCTGACTGCTCATCAAAGCAGATGCCGCCGTCACTCATCACTGTGACGTTCAGACCTTGCGGCCAAGTCGGAGTATTTGTCGGCTGAGTGCTGCACCCTGCCACCAGCAGCCAAGTTGTTAGCAATGTCACTGCGATTGCTAGCGGCTTTTTCACGGTTACGTTCATTAATCCAACCCCGAATGAGCAAGGCAATAGCTTTAAAGAAGTCATTCAATCCGATTCCCCTTGATATCTGTGCGAGCTGACAAAAGAGCCCCATGCTTTGCAGCTAAAGCATTAATGATAACCATGAGTAGGTTCGGCACTTTCTCAGTGACGCTTACTGGTAGGTACTGCACCAGGTGAGAAAGAAACACGCAAAGCGACAAGAAGATCATCACATAGGCATCAAAGTCATAGCTAAGAAGCACATCAATCAGTGCGTTTACAAATTCCGTCATAGGTTCACTCCTGGTCGTTATCTAAAGCAGCAATTCGAAGGACCGCCGCCATTCGGCGCATCCATCCCTTGCCATACATCATGAAAGTGTCGAGGTTGGTGTAGTAATCGATTCGAGCGCTAATGAACTGCATAATGAGATCGTTAAGCTCAGTGTTGCGTACCAAGCCAAGCGTATTAGGACCAATGATTCCATCCTCTTTTGCACCAACCGCTTGCTGTAAAGTCTTAACGGCTCGATACCACCCGTGCTGGACCGCAGCATCAAATAACTGGTATTGCATCGCTGGCCGGAACTTTTCCATGCCGAGCGCTTGCCACCAGTCCTCAAAGTAAATAGCTTTCACCTGGTCAATCGTCAGATTCTCAATATCCAGGTGCGGATAAGTCATGGCTGATATGCCGTAATTCGTTCCTTTCAGCTCACCGTGGCCAATACGACCAGTGGTCCAGTTTCCGCGATCATGTGGGTCATTCTGAAAACCACCTTCGTGCAGAACTACACGCTCAAACGCTAAATCAAACATGCTTTGATTGCCCTTTTTGTGATGGTGTTGGTCATAAATTCCAGGCATAAAAAACGCCCACAAGGGGCGTTAGTAGATAGAGTGTTAGTGTTATTCCGTGAACTTAGCAAACTTGCGCTCAAATAAAGACAAGGCTCTTGTCCCCATAAATCCAGCAGTGCCTGCCATGAAGCCTGCAAGCGGTATCGGGGCTTTAAGATACCAACACAACAAACTGGCCAACATGCCGGCAAAACCACTGACAATGACTTGCATTAGTGCTTCTCGCCAAAGAAATGGCTTATTGTGCTGGCGTATGTGTTGAATGTGAGTCACTAAACCACCCCATAAGGCCGCGCCAGTAAACGCAAGATACGTAATGAGGCTGTAGGTATTTGGGTCTTTTTCTGGCATAGCTGCTGCTCGTTTGAGGTAGGAAATAAAAAGCCCCACCGACGAAAATCGGCAGGGCTAGATACAAAAAAAGCCACCTAAAAAGGCAGCTTGGTCACTATGGAAAAAATATACCCCAGTTTTTTTCAGAGTGCAAATTACATTTGGTCAATCATGCCCTCAACACTTTGTAACATTTGGCTCTGTACTACGCTCATTTCCTGGCTTAACTGCTCAATCTCTTGCGTAATTCGCTTAGTCTCAGCAACGGTTTTAGCGTCATCATAGCGCTGGCTATCTGTTAGCGTTACTTCACGCTCAGCTTTGGCCGCGATGTTCTTAGCTTCGTTCTCAAGTTTCATCACCTTAGCGGCCATTTCACGCATCGATAGCTCGAGCTGTTGTTGTTGCAACTGCTGTTGCTGTTGCTGCTCCGCTTGCATTGCTGCCTGTTCTTCTTCTGTCATGTCCTCAACATCTTTTGGCACGTTGAGAGCGCCACGAACACGCTCCATGAACTCTTCCTTGTTCGGAACATCAGACAACTCTAATACCAGGTCAATCACTGCCATTTGCACCTCTGGCGGCAATTGAGAGGTGATCATCATCATGCGCTCAGCGAGCTGTGACTTGTACGCTGCGGTTTGCTGGATTGGAGCAAGGGCAATATGAGCTCGAAGCCTGGTGATATCGTTCGACACAAGACCATCAGGACCAACCTCATTAAGCACGACCGTTTTACGTTTTCGCTTATCATCACGGTTAATCACAATCGCGTTGTTCTTACGCGCCTTTAAATCAGTAAGGATGTAACAAAGCAAGAGCTCACCAAGCAGCTGAGAGCCAAAGTTGTAGTTATCATTGATTTCAGCAAGGGTCGTTGCACCCTGCTCAACTAGATTTGCAATCGCCACGCCGCTACTCGCGTTCGAGTCTTGACCAAGAAAAGCGCCATAAACACCCATAGTATCTTGAATCAACTTCATCGAGTCCTGCATGACGTTAAATTGCTGTGCGGCTATTTGGAAATCCTGCTGAACCTGGAACACTTCGCTGATTGACTTCTGGTTTTTACGGTTTGGATTTAGTTTAATCAGGCCGTCTGGTCGCTCGACTTCCTCTAACACCTGCTCCTGACTCATATCCGTTGCGTCTTTGTCCATCAATACACGCTTAGCTTGTAGTAACCAGGTAAGCTTGATTCGACGGAAGTTCACTTCGTCCTGGGCCGGAATAGAGCGAGCGATTAGTCCGTATGGCTCGCCGCTAGAGTCTTTACGGAAACCCCAAAAAGGAACAATAGGAAACATACCGTTAGGCGCTTCGCAATCTCGCGTTCCTAAGTGGTACATGCCAGCGTACCATTCTTCTTTGATAGTGCTGACTTGAGCCAGTCGAACTTCAGCGCGGCCCATTGCAAGAGCCATTGCGTGTGCCAGGTCGTTCTTATCGAACTCAATCACGCGACCGTCAAGCGTATCAAGCACCGGCTTACGCTCGATATGTCGAACATAGACGATTTGCAAGCGAATACGCTCACGGTTATGTGATAGGTACTCGGAATGGTCCCTTGACCAGTTGTTAAACGCATCATGAGCCGTGACCAGCGCAGGGTCGATGCCTTCAATGTTGTCCACATCAACGAAGCCACGCCAATCATTACGTGCGTTATCGAGAATGCTCGCCTTTTCTGGCACTAACGTTTTAAGCTCATCGATATCAATCCATCGGTATCGCATTACCCACCGGCAATCGGACCAATCAGCCTCAACACTAAACCAGTCCCAAAACACCTCATCACGAGGAACAACCTTAACCTTGTACTTTGGACCGAAGGGATTTGGGTTTCGATAGCACTCCACAAAACCAACACCGGCTTTAATCTGCGACGAGTACGCTTCTGACCGTGCCTTATCTAGCCTTGAAAGGCGAGCGGCATCGGCAAATTCAGAGTTGACCGCTTCTGCTAGCAGCTCCATTTGTTCATCTGGGTCGTCAGCGGAAACTAACAGGTCAGTACGTGTCTTTGCCTCCATACCCAAAACGCCGTCGATAGTCGGCGCAATCAGGTTATGTATCGTTGCCGGTTGGCCACGTTCCTGGAGCTTTTTCTTTACGCCAGGATCTAATTGGTCACCATCGTAATAGGCCATAGCGGTCTTAGCAGCGGTGCGCCAGTCGGGTTGCCCATCAATATCGGACATTATTCGAGTCATGAACTCGTTGGATTTGGAATGTAACATCATTATTTAGTCTGCCAGTGGTTAGTTGATGGATCGCGTTTAAGATCTTCGGATATAACTCGAATAGGCATTCTCGCTCGCGCTTCCTGCGCTAAGAGATAACTCATCACCTGGTCGTCGAAACAACCGTCTTGTGCGTTCATGCTGCCTTTCTTGTCGTACACGTAACTGTGAAACTCTGAGATAGTGCCTATCCAGCGGATACCGGACACGCCACCTTTGAATAGTGTTTTCATGCCTTCGGTTAGAATTGGCTTTGACTGTTTGCTGGTATACCAACCTAACTTAACCGTCTCGTTGTCGTTATCTCGGTCTAAATACTGCTCTGAATAGATACGCTGGTTTGGATACAGGTCTTTAAGCTTTTGAATGAAGGCGTGGCCGTGGTTATTTCGTTCGGGCATGATGTATGCCTCGCCGTACATTTGGCCAAGATGCGCGGCAATGTGAGCCAGGAGCTCTACATCGATGTGACCAAACCAGTGAGCAACCTGTTCACCGTCACTTTTCTTAACGATATCGATACTGCTTCGGTCGCCATGTTCCAAACCTTCCGCGATATCGACGCCGATAGCGTATTCCTCATCCTCATCAAACATTTCCCACTGCAGGAGCAAGTTCATTGCGTTACGCTGCAGTCTCAATGGGTCGTCTGAATCTATCGAATGAACACGAGTAAGGTTGCCTGTCACTGGCTCCATGTCGTAGACCAGGAACGGCGAAAGAATGTCTGACTCTGCAGACATGACATGCGTAGGGTTAAAGACTTTACGGCCAGAAGTAAGAAACGCTTCCATCGGAGTAGACGGAAACTCTTGCTTCATTTCCTCGCCCTGAACTGATTCTTTCTCGAGATACCACTGCTTTTGCTCATCATCGAGCTTGCAGTTCATCGCCTTTTCTACGCCTGCAAAGTATTCCTGCATGGCCACTGGCATTACCAAGCCGTTTTTTGGTAATGGCATTCGATACTTGGGATCTTGCCACCATGCAAAAAAGTGAAACTTATAGTCCTCGGACGATAGCTCTACGCCGCTTTTGTGTTGCTCCATAGAACGTAGGCACATGCTATAGAAGTCACCGCCAACACCTTCAGCGGTCGATTCAATGAAACATATCGCGTTCTTATGTATCGCATTGAGCGTACCGGTCTTAACTTCCTTGGCCTTTTGCGGGTACTTAGCACAAATTTTCCCGTGCTCCGATACGTGGAGCCGCTGGACCGTTCCTGAACGGAATGAGGTAGCAACTTGAATGGATGAACCATTCTTAAATACCATGCGACCACCGTTAGCGCCGCCCTTGCGTTCAACGGTTGGTAGTGCTGGCTTGAGCCAAACAGGAAGATTGTCGTAAGGGATCTCAATCTTAGTTCGGAAGATTTCACCCGCAGCTTGTTTGTCTTGAGCAATGATGCCGCACTTGAGATTCGTATTCCAAAGCGCTTCATCAAGCAGGTAAATATCAATTGCAGTAGAGAAGCCTAGCTGACGAGCTTTTAAGATGATGTTCTTGTGGCCCATCATCTTGAACAACAAAGCCTGAGCTGGCCTTAACTTGAACGTAACGAGTTCGCCGTCCTCGTTCTCAATCTTGTACAGATTGTTTATTCGCCACCACTTGTCACTAAGCTTACTTAGCAGATATGCGCGGTCCTCTGGGGAGAGTGAAGCAATATCGTTGTTAACGTTTATATCTACTGCCATTATCTAACGCGCACAAAAAAGGCCGCCGATTGGCGACCTGTAATATTTGATACTGGGCTTATCATCCTTATGACGTTAGCTCTGGGTGTTGGTAAATGTTCCCGATGACTTCTAATTCTGTTTTATCTAAGTAATCACGGCTAAGCTTTACGTTCCAATGAGGGTTTGGAGTAACATAAAACGCACCATCACCAAATTTAACCTCCATTGGCGCGTATGGCTTTAGCTCTAAAAGATCGCCTTCATAGATTTCAACGTCATTTTTATCTTTTAGTCCCGTGAACTGCATTACATGAGTGCATTCATCATAAAACGTATTATAGGGACTCAACGAAGCTGAATCATCGGGGTCGCATATATCGCCGTTAACATCCACTTCCACATACAATGCAGCGCCTAACCCTGCTATTACGTTCTGCTCCATACTAGAACTAGAGCCATTCCATACTCGGAACTTAATTTCTCTCATCATCTATATTCCTTAGTGAACAACAAAACCGTTCGAGTCCATGGCCTGAACCTCGGCAACAATATCAGCAATAGCAGTACCCAAACCGGCTTGCTCTGACGCTAAGCGTTCAGATTCGAGCTCTGACTTGCGAACGTTAGCCTTTGTTTTAAGTAGTGACTCAATCCTGGCCACGTTTCTATCAATGGCGATATCCGTTTCTTTCCAAAGCTCATACAACTTAACTCGCTCGACCACACCAAGCTCCTCGTTCTGTAACTCGGATTCAATCTCACCATATTTAGTCATAGCGATCATGGTTCGAGCGCGGCACATTTCAATCTCGTCATCGATGACGGTCTTACTCGCATCAAAGATTGCGTCCAGGTCACCAAGTCGTCTCGCGTATGCGCCATGCTTTTGACAGATAGTGTTGTTTGGCATGAAGTGGCCGAGGTGATTTCGTTGTGGATTTTGCGTAGAGCGGCCTGAGTGATCACTTTGATCACTACTTTTTGCGCAGTTTAACTGATCACTTTGCGTAGAACTGCTTGAACTCTTTGTATTCTCTTGTTTTTCTCCCCTTTTCCCCACTCCCTTTTGATCACTTTCGGACGGCTTCGCAGAGGTTTTATTGGATGTGTCTTGTGTGGGAGTGCGCAATTTAGGGGCATTTTGCGCAGACTGATCACTTTTAGTGATCACTTTAAGATAGCGGCGCGCAGTATTGTAATTAATGCGCTTTTTGTCACACCACTGTTTAATCGTAATTCCGCTTTCATTGAAGGCTTGTTCGTATTCTGCTTGTAGCTTTGACCAATCGCGGCGAGCCATAAAAACCCCTAAAACGAAAAAAGTCCGCCAGTTGGCGACCTTTATAATTTAGACTTGTGCATTATTGGAAAAGAGTACCCCAGTTCCCGAAGTCAATCAAGATTCATGCTAACTGACTCTATCTTCAGCGTGGTCATATTCGGCGCTTAATCTCTTATCTAGCAGTGATTGAGCTTCTTTCTCGTACTCGAATAACAAATCGCGCCAGCTGGCTGCAATGCCAGATATATTCTAGGTCCAGCTCTGGGAACTCCCCTTCATATGGTTTTAAGCCATGTTCCATCCAGGTCTTACCGCGCTCTAGGTTTTTCTCATAGCAGCTCCAAGTGCTGCAAGGTTTGGGTAACATCATCCCGGAACTCTTCCCGGTCACTTTTAAACTCAAAAATCATTGCTCTTCCCACGCTGGTGGAGTTAGGGAAAGAATCCAGTTTCTTAACAAGATCATTTGCGGGCAAAACACCATGCTTTCGACATAGGTGTAAAGTGGCGGGTAGTCATGCTGCTTTCGCGTTATGAATGCCTTCGCGTCGGCTTCAGTTAGGCACGTTCTTACTACTACCTCAATCTCTTGCATGTAGAACTTTTTGATGCCGTCTGGCAAATCATGCCAATCAGGATTGAAGGTGTTATTAAAGGCCGCAAGTAGTGCGTCATAGCAATCACCCTCGATATCACCATCGGGTGCTTTAACGTCCATACTCGCGTGCGCTTCGGCCCACTCAATAAGCCAGTCTGGCTGGCAATCAAATAGGTGTTCAAACAGGCCATCGTAATTATCATCGTGAATGGAATGGTAAAGCGTTATGCCGTCTTCAGTGTCGGCAATCTCCCAATGATGCTCGCTATAACCTTCCTCGGTAACAAGGTGTGTTTTGTACCTTACTTGCCAGCTAGGCGCGTTGGTCGCCCGGTTGTCCTGCTCGTGCATTTGCTTGGACATTTCAAGTAGGAAGCTTGGTATTACTGCGGTTTGCTCTGTCATGGTGTGTAGACCTTATTTAAATGTTCTTTAGTTGCTTGTAGCTGGTACCAAACATCATGTTAATGAAGCGCTTGGATACGTTCTCTTTGAGTAGCTTGCGAATGCTGACCTTTTGCTCTTCAGTCAGGTTTGGATTGCTGATTTCACGCTGGCGCAGCTTGAACTCTTCTGATCGCATATTGGTAGCCATTACTTGTTCCCCTTATCTGCTTTATCCAATCGCTTACGGCTCTTAGGCCGGTACCCACCAGCGCACCGTTTAGGTACCAACCGGCACGGCCAATATTCACGGACAGCCATTTAAAGCCGATAGTGACGCTCATAAAGCCACGCTTGCCAAAGTTAAGCCAAAGGCCGGGAAGCAGCCTTACGCGCTTGTGAAATCGAATTTGAGTAGACATTTGATATTACCTAGATAGTTATTTTGTTTTTATTGTTCTATTTGATGTGTTCTGTAGTCAGTCTCGCCAGTGACTTTGTGCTCTAAGTTTCCCACCCGGTTTGTTATCCACTCACCTTTAGGCAGAAACACGCGCTTAAACTCACCGTGCCACGTTCCCGCCCCTTCGATTGGCTCACCGTTTGGGTAATGCGTCGGACCGCATACGCAGCATAGAGCGCGGCCTAGATATTCCTTTGGCGTTAGCTCTTCAAAGTCTTTGGCGTGGTAATGACAACAAGCCGTGTTTTCAACACATCCACACTCTGCGCATTGAAATAAACTCATTAATAAACTCACTCCTTAAGTTCCTTTTAGTTTTCAGTTAAGACAATTCCATCATCAGATGAAGCTGCACCAGTAATGACTTGACCGCTCTCTGTTCTAACAAGCCCAAATTGTTCAGCCTGTTGGATTGCGTCACGTAGGTTTTCAAGGACTGCTTTTAAGGTTTTTCCTTCCATATCCACTCCAAATTTCTGCCTTGCCTAGTCAGCGTATTTCCTGTGGCCAACTGACCTTGGTTGTCTTGGTTGGACGCTTGCCGATGTACTGGCAAGCATCACCTTCAATCACCGCGATATCTTTAACGCCAAACTGCCTGGCGAACTGTTTGGTTATTCCTAATAGTTCGTTGCGTTCTAACGTCTCTATCATCGAGTCACGGCAATTGTTGAATTTCACTTAGTGCGTAGCCTTACCAGGATAAAACGCCATTCGAAAACATACTCGCGCATGGTCAACTATTGAACGGCGCACGCTTTTGATCTTCGTTAGTCGTGACGCCACAATCCAGCACAGTGAAGCTCTTAATAATCGATTGTTTCGCTCGTATTCAGTCGCAGCGTGAAGAATTATTAATTTGATGGTCATCAGTAATCCGCCTTTCGCTCTTTGTTGTTTGACATAGACGCTAGATTCACAAGGTAAGTATCAGCCTCAACAAAGTAGCCATTGACTAAGTTCATGTAGGCCGTGCCAGTTCCGCCATGGCGATTTAAACGAGCGATGACCTCGGTAACGCCCTTTGCCTCTGATGCTACGCTGTCGCTGTAAACAGACTCTCGATACAACCCCAACCACAAGTCGCAGTCTTGCTCAATCTGCCCTGTGTCGCGGCTATCGCTTGGCATTGGGCGCTTATCGCCACGGCTCTCAAGGTTTCGGTTAAGTTGAGTCAGCAACAGCACGACACAATCCAACTCTTTGGCTAGGTTCTTTAGCCCCTTGGTGATTTCGCCATACGCCAAATCATTACGATCTGCCTTTTCAGCGCGCATCAGTGTTAGATAATCCACTGCGATGAGTCCCAGTGAAGTTTTCTTGGCCAGCTTTCTTGCTTCGTGCTGAATGTGCTTCAAATCGATGCCTGGTGTGTCGTCGAGGTAGATGTTTGTTTGGTTCAACTCACCTACAGCCATGCTCATTTTTGCGAAGTCCGAATCATCACTTGAGCCGCAATAAAACACTTCTGATTTGATTTGTGCTCGTGAACTAACCATGCGCTCAAAGACCTGACCGTTCGGCATTTCAAGCGAGAACACGGCGCAAGATTTTTTATGCTTGAACGAAAACTGAGAAACAAAATTATTGAGTAAGTTGGTCTTGCCCATCTTTGGACGCGCCCCGACCACAACCAACGAGCCTCGACGTACAAATTTTGGGTAAAGAATCTTATCTAGAGACTCAATGCCCGTTGTATAGCCTGCCGCCAATTCTGGGTTGGTAAATCGCTGCTCAAGCTCTTGAGTCCACTTGTCTGCCACCTCGCTGATGTGAACCAAACCCGATTCCTTACCGCGAGATGAACGCGCACTAATGGATTCGAGTTCTGCCATCATGTCACCAAGCTTTTCACTCGCTTTGCGTCCGTCTTTTTCGCTCAGCAATGCCAAAGCATTCTGGTATTTACTTGCGATGACACGCTCTATCGCATTCTCGCGAACCATGTCCGCATACGCCATTGCGTTAGCTGCGCTTGGCGTGTTCTTGCAGAGGTCAACCAAATAACCTAACCCTCCGCAGTCTTCCAAGTGACCATTTCGATTTAGGCTAGATTCAAGCGAAATCATGTCCACGTACTCGCCGCGATTTGCCATGTCCCGGATCGTTTTAAAAATAATCTGATGAGCACGATGCAAGAATGAAGATTCTTTCAGATACCCAAGGAGCTTTGTTGCCGATTCCTGAGTCATATCACCAATCAGAACCAGAGAGCCAATCACAGACTGCTCTGCTGAATGCACATTGTCTGACGCTGGATAGTTCATCATTGGCTAGTTCCCCAGTTAAGAACCTTCTCGTAGGTTGCTGGTCGGCACACATACTCAAGACTGATCTTCCAATTAAATGTCCCGTCAGCTGAACCCATGCTTGCACGGAATTTAAGGGCAGCTTGGAAGTAATTTCCTATCCATTCACTCACAGGAAGTGCTTCCTGATTGTCTGAAGATTTAATCTCTTGGTAGAGCTTGTAGGTCTTTGCAATGTCTTTCAGCGATTTCTCAGGAACCACACGAACGATCTGAGCTTGCTCAGGATTATCAGAGCCAGAAGCCGATTCATTCCAAATGGACTTGATTTGTTCTTTGGAAATCAATTCTTGCTTCTTGGATTTTTCCTTTTTGGTAGTTTTTAGATCTGTAGTATTTATATGGTTATGATCTGTTATAGATTCGGGATTTTCACCGAATCCATGGACTTGGGAATTTGACCGAATGGATTCGGGATTTTCACCGAATGGATTCGGGGATTTCACCGAATCCAGTTGCGGAAAGGCTTCACAAGGAAAAATTAGGTTTATTAACGCTTCTTGGTTGAATCTGAAGTAATTGGTTGGAATACCATTTGCCTTCTTATTCTTGACCTCCAAAGCATCGCCTAATTTCTCTTTCAATTTAGCCAAAGCACCGCGAACTTGATCGACCGTTAAATACGTTTCAGAACCAAGCTCAGCGTGTGATTTATAGAACCATTCGCCGTTCGGTTTAGTTCCTGACCAAAATACCAATTGGGATAAAACGGCGGCTTGGTTGTAGTTTCGGCAAAACTCCATAAATGGCTTATGAATTACAATCGCATCGTTACCACCCATAGCCTGAATTACCTTAAATGCTTTGCTCATACATCCACCCAATCGCATATAGCTCGTGTGCCAAAACTTGTGTTCTCGTTATTTTTTGGGTAGTCTAGACTCCCCATTAAAAGATGTGGCCGTAAGTTTATTCTCATAATTGCCTTTACCGACGTATGTATTGTTGCAACAGCGAATAGACGAGCTATACTTTTGCTGCTGACGATGTTCTTTGCTAATACAAAAGGTGCGGGGCGTTCCCCCAAGCTAATTGCATCAGCTAGAGTATGTTGTCGCTCCAAGTGGTCGAGACTTGGAACAGGATTGTTGTGACCGCTCCGCAAGGGGCGGTTTTTATTTGTGTACACTTCCTAACTTCCTAGTTGCTCATTACCATCTCTCCAAAGTGTTTTCGCTGAAAATTCCAATTAACCATCGTGCAAATGGCCTAACCCTGCCGGTATTGGTATAACGCGAGTGCAATCACGCTATTACCACCAGCTTTACTCACTAACTAGATATCGCTAACCAACTAATCAGTGCTTGTTACTTTCCCTAATCTTATTCAATCTCCTTACGCGCTCTTTTTTATTTGCGTGTTGTCGGGGAACACATCTTCAAATCCGCATTTAGCACCAAGCGAGCGGAGTGAGTTAACGATTCTCCAACACATCACTATGTCAGGCTTCCTGTGTGCATTAATGTAGTGATTGGTCGCGCTTTGCGAGATGCCAACGCGACGAGCGAGCTGAACTTGAGTGGTGTCAAGCTCTTTTAAAATTTCCTTAATGTTATTCATAAGGCCTCTCCTATTAGTATTCCACATTGAAGTTTATTACGCAGAAAGATATTACACAATGGCTATTTCATGAAATGTTGCGGCGCGCAATAATTATGAATTGTATTGAAATGAAATGAATTTGAATGAACGATCAAAACTAGAATGAAAATGAAATGGAATGACTTGGCTAAAGCCAGAATGAAAGAAATTCGCGTAACTCAGAGTCAATTAGCTGAGCAAATTGGTGCGTCACAAAGTGGCGTAGCTCACTGGCTGGGAGGGAATAGAGAGCCAAGCCTTGAGGTTATAGCTGAAATTTTGAAAATTCTAGGACTAGAAAAAATGATACTGAATTCTGATGGGACGATGGAATATCCAATCAGTGAACTTACAAACGTTAAGCCAATCGAAAACCAGCCTGAGGTAAAAGGCTTATTCCCTTTGATAAGTTCCGTTCAAGCAGGGCAGTGGTTAGAAGCATGTGAACCCTACGACATAAGAGATGCACACATGCTTGCCACCACAGAGAAAGCCAGCGATCGCTCCTTTTGGTTAACTGTGAATGGTGATTCCATGACTGCGCCACCAGGCTCGCCACTTAGCTTCCCTACAGGTGTACGCATATTGGTAGACCCAACTATAGAAGCAAAAGATAAATCATTGGTGGTTGCCAAACTAGACGATGTTAACGAAGCTACTTTCAAACAGTTGATCATAGATGCAGGACAGAAGTTCTTGAGCCCTTTAAATCCCGCATATCCTAAACTACCAATAAACGGGAATTGCCGCATTGTTGGCGTGGTCGTGGATGCAAAGATAAATATTTTTAGATCATAAGAAGACCACTGATTACTTAGTAGCATTAGCCTTAAGTAAGATAGATTGATGAGAAAATACCAATTCCTCTTAGCCATGCATAAGCTAAGGGGAATATAGTTGCCATGATTTTTGTTAGCTTGCAGCCCTAATACTCGTTAATACTAAAGCCGCCGCCAAGTGAAGGTGTGATTTCACCGTAAGCGCCTGTGTCGTAGTCGTAAGTATTGTAACCTCCACCGACCCTAGGAGTAATTTCGCCCATTGCCCCTGTTTCATACTCATAAGTATTAAAACCACCACCTACTCTTGGGGTAATTTCACTTAATGAACCTGTTCCATATTCATAAGTGTTATAGCCGCCCCCTACTCTTGGTGTCATCTCAGAGTAATTACCAGTGCTAGAGTCATACATATCATACCCACCGCCAACACGTGGCGTAATGTCCACATAGCTTCCAGAGCCATTGTCATAGCAAGAAAACCCACCTCCAGGGGTTGGCGAGCAATCAGTATTAGCGGAAGCACTCAAAGGCACTAACAACAGAGCAAAAGATAGTATTTTTTTCATTATTTCCTCCGATGAAATATATAAGCCCTACACAGCAAATCATGTAAGGGCAACTCAATAGGCGGGATAGTTATTAATCAACCAGTTTGGCATTGCTTAACTTAACAGCCCTTCAAACAGGCCCGAACAATTATACAATCTTTTTCATACAATTACTGTCCTGAGATGTTAATTGTAATTTGTCATCGTCATTAACCCCTTCGCGCAAGATCACAAAACTCATCAGACCACTTCAAATTATTTCATTTTGTAATTTACATGATTATTTCGATATGTAATATTATTGAGAAATGGAATGACTACAACCCAGATGGTTAGTAAGCGATAGTATTACGGTTGAATTATTACACCTCTTACCCTCTCACTTTCCTACCTTCTGATAATCACACCCTTCTACCGTAAGCGTGTGTGAGCGTATGACTTTCAGACCCTGCTCTTTAACAATTTATGTAATCGCCTCACTGGATGGCCGCAGTAATCCAGTAATACACCCCAGCAAGTAGCGATTGTTACGGGGCGTCGTAATGCTGTAGCGAATTAAAGTAAACAGCCCAAATTAAGCATATTTCCTATTACCTACACGCAATTTATGGCGGAGCATTAGATGAAATGGAATGAACTCATTAAGTTCAGAATGAAAAAATCAGGCATAACTCAATCAGACCTTGCAGAACTGATGGGAGTTGCTCAAGGTACTATTGGTCGCTACATAAATGCGCAGCGAGAACCAAGCCTTGAAAGAATCGCCGAGATGATGAAGCACGTTGGATTGAGTCACATTGTTTTATTAAATGACGGCTCAGTAAAAAGTGGAGATGACAAGACCTCCACCACCTAACTTCTTAGTTTGAAAGGCTTATGGTAGACTTCGAGATGGGCGCTCTTGGCTTATTTGCCAAAAGTGACTCTGATGTTTGCTTATGGCAGATAAACAAAAGCCCCGTTATCCGGTTACTGTTGGAAGCAGTAATCTTCACTTAACGAGGCCTTAGTCATGAACTTACAACATGATTATACAGCCTCTTCACCACTGGAGGCAATGAAATGCCTAAAAATAAAACTGCGTTAGCGGGGCTAGTCGTCCTGTGTTTTACGCTCTTGTGCGGTTTATTGATAGTTCGAGATTCACTTTGTGAGATTCGATACCAAAATAAAAGCACAAGTTTTCTGGTTCATTTTGTTGTCTACGAAGCAATGAAGTAGGACTGGACAGGAGGGGAAACCCTCCTGATTCAGTTGTAATGCATGGCCTAAGAGCGCCCTTACCAACCTTTCAACTATCCTTATTCTTAAAGAGACGCCCTTCACAGCGTCTCTTTTTTATTGCCTCAATAAAATATGGATGTACCAATGAATCTACCAACTCTAGTTCTAGCCACACTGAAATCTAACAAGCGCAAAGCTATCACTGGATATGACCTAACCAAGATCATAAACGACTTGAAGCTTTTCATGTGGCAAGCGAGCCACCAGCAGGTATACCGAGAACTAGGAAAGCTTGAATCGTCCGGGCTTGTCACTCACACCGTTGTTCCACAAGTTGGAAAGCCCGACCGCAAGGAATACGAGTTAACCAAGCAAGGTCATGAGCAATTAGCCCGACTATCTCAGGACACTCACAGCCTGCCAGCTATCAGGGATAAGTTAGCGGCGCACATCGTGGCGGCGAAAACCCAATCCTTTGAACTAACCGAACAGCTTTTAACGGACTACGAAGAAAAGCGCGAAGCTCACATAGAAGAAATGAAGAATAAGAAGTCCACCTACGAGAATGACTGGCTTATGTCTTCACTCTTGGAGCGCCAGATACAAATGGCTGAAATTGATGTGGCTTGGATTAATAAAATCAAAACTTTCGGGCAGAACAGAGTCCAGGAAGAACACCAAAAGGACAGTAAATGATTGTACTCATAGATTCGATAAAAGGTGGACCAGGGAAAAGTACCATTGCCGCTAACATGGCGGTCGCGTTCGCCCAGGAAGGAAAGGACGTTATTTGCGTAGATGCTGACAGACAGCTGTCACTTAGCAAGTTCTTTCATTCGAGAGAGGCCTTAGACAAAACTGACCTGCCACATGTTGATTGCGTCATTCAGGTTGATGATGTTTCTCGCACACTAAGACAGTTAGCTAAACGCTGCGACATTGTTATCGTCGATGTTGCCGGGGCGCTTACTCAGGAGATGGTGACAGCGCTGAAAGTTGCAGACGTATCTCTGTGCCCTATCGAACCAAGCCAGCTCGATATCGATACTCTACCGGCCTACATGGACCAGATAGAAACCGCTCGATGGAATAACCCAAGTCTAAAAGACCTCTACGTACTTAACCGCTGCGCACCATTGCGCACGATGGACGATGCAAAAGAGGTTGCAGAGATGCTTAAACAGGAAGGTATGAACCTGCTCGATAACTGGCTATTCACTTATAAACCTTTCCGCTCCCTGTTTAGTGAAGGGTTAACCGTTGCAGAGTCAGACCCTAGCTCTAAAGCGCATCAAAACTTTCATGAGTTTTTCAACGAATTTAAGGAGCGCATGTAATGGTACGTAGCGCAATTGACCATAAAGACATTCAGAAACCACCAACCAAGCAAAGTAACGCTAACCGTGTAAAGCGAAGCTACAGCATTGGTGCGGATAACGACGAGAAGCTTGAGGACTTATACCCAACACTGGTTGCGGCGCACCGCCAAGGCTCAGTTTCTGCAATCGTCGATTATGCCCTGGACAAGCTCTTTGAAGAAATGAGCGACAAAGAAATAGTAAGTAAAGTCAGAGACAAGCTAAACAAGAGGTAATCATGTCTACTATGCCTAACGTAACCTTACCGCCTGATATGCCAACGTGTATCGAGTCACTAGCTACAGCGGTTAACTCCGGTATGCCTCACACAGCTCTCAACGCACTGGTTCAGGAAATTAGTCACGCCTGGAACCGTGAATGTGACCAGTCAGACACGTTATTCGATACGCTTGAGGAACGCGATCAGGAAGTCAAAGGGCTCAAAGCTCAAGTGGAAACCTTAACCACTCGTGAGAGCACCTGGCGAGCTCAAGCAGAGACAGCTCTCCGAGCGGCTGAGCGACAGAGCGCGCTATATCGCAACACCAAAGTAGATTTAGACAGAGTTAGTAAGAGCTTAGATAAGGTCGAGCGCGAATTAGAAGTCGAAAGGAAAGACCATAAAAAAGCCAAAGCTCAAGTTAAGCGCTCAAAAGAATCAGCCGATAAATTCAAGACCAGATGTGAGCATCTGGAAAAAGGCCACAAAGAGCTTCGTAACGATATCACTAAGCTCGAGAGCGACAAAAAGACACTAGCCGCAAGCCTTACCGTATCAGCAAACGAGTTGGCGAAATTTAAAATGGCAACCGTTTGGGCTGAGAACGGCGAGGCGCTATTCCTTCTGCCAAATCAGTTAACCGTAAAAATCGAAGGTAAGAAGGCACCTAGAAAGGCATACACACTAATCTACACAGACTCACGAGGTATATGGCGTCAAGCTGCTATTGGTAGCGATCATAAAGTGTCGTTTAGTAAGTTTTCATACGACGAAACGAACACCATAACCAAACGTAGCGTAGACATCGCAAACAAAGTGTTACTCCACCCATCCCCAATAGCAGCGCAAATCGCCCAACGCTGGCTATACAAAGTTAACGTTGTACAGCACGGAAGTATTGCCCTGGAGGATTTAGATATCTACAACACAGCAGAATATCTGCAGGACGCTGGAACATTGGACGAAGGTAACTACCCAAGCTAGAGAAACCCAAATTATGAATGATGACAGATTGGACGTTTATCATCCTCGGCATTTCAGGCCAAAACCAAAAGATGATTATTCAGCGGGTAAGCCCACACCCAAGCAAGTCAAAAAGCGCATAGCGCGCCGAAAACTTGAGGATTTACTCGAGCAGAAGAAGATAGAGCAGGAACACTCGCTCTAGAAAAAGCAAAGCCTCTCGACCGCGACCAAACGTTAAAGAGGCTTAATGACCATGTAAAACAACCACCGAGAGGTTTTTATGGACCAGTTAAGTGTATCTACATTCGAACAACTACGCAAACAGCTATTAACCCTACCTCGCCAACAATGGTATGAGCATTGCCGTAAACATGGCTTTCACAACATCTCACCAAAGCTGAGGGGGTAACATGAACGTAAGCAACCAAGGCATTACCTTCTCATCGTCCGAAGAAGCAGCGCAGTTCAGACGCAACCACGCCATAGCTCTCGATTTAGTGGTACAGAGAGTAAAAACCATGCAAGGCGTTAACTACGCTGATGTCTGGCTAAATCAAAACTCACCGAGCTTCGTTGCTGGCTACGATAGCAATGATGAGCAAATCGTTAGAATCAAACTTATTGTGTAAGGACACCGCTATGAGCAGAACAATACAAGAGTGTGAGGCCGAAGTGCTGGATTTTTGCGGAGCACACTTTAAAAAGCAGCGCCGCTTATTTGTCGTTTATGTCGCTCCTACTGGCCAGCTTGATTCATGCGAAGATGAGGGTTATTTCAGTGTAAATGTCCCTTTCTATCGTGACCAAATGGAGTCCTACGTCATGGGAGAAGGCAACGAAGCAGAGCAATGGATAGGGATAGATCCGATTTTCAGTTCCGCACAGTTCATGTCAATGAGAGTTCCCGCTAAAGACTTCGAACGTGTAGCTAATTTCTTTGAGATTGAGCTGGAGCTGTACCAACCAGAAGCCGAATAATCACTCACCAGGGCATCACATCGATGCCCTTTTCATGGGCATAATTCATGAAGAAACGCAAAGCTTGGACGCTGGCCGAGGATCAATTCATTGCAAATCACGCAGGAAAGCTTTCCGCACAAGAGATGGGTAAACAACTCAATCGAACGCATGTATCGGTAAAATGCCGAGCAAGACGCATCGGCGTTAACCTGCAGAGGTACGGTGAAAATCATCACCTGGCTAAGACCTCAAATCACGACATTGAATTGTGTCGCGCCCTAAATGAAGAAAACATCAAACCCAAAGCCATTGCCGAGAAAATGGATATCAGCATTTCTCTAGTGTACTCAGTGATTAATTATCGCTGCAGGCTCAATGGCTAGTTAATGCCTTACACACTAATTAAGTAAAACAGTGCTGCGCTATTTATCACGTAACCAATCCACTTAACAACGGTTTGGATCATTGCGCCGAGATGAGTTTTTGACCGGCCATTACCAAACCACCAGAGAAGTAAAAAATGAAGAATAGTAAAAACACTACCAATCAACTTAAATTCGTCAGGCTTAACAAGCTCTAGAAGTACAGTCTCCAAAAGAAAGGCTACGATACAGATAACGATGTAGCGGAAGTACGTTTTCTCAGACAGTGACGATTTTAAATAAGCTAACTTTCTTTCTGCGTCACGCTCTTTCTTTGCGGCTTTTTTCTGCATTTTTAGCGCACTTAATTCTTGCTCATGCTCCGCTAGCTGTTCAACACAAGTTCCTGATTTTGACTCCATAAAAATCCCTCTACGCGACTAAAAGTGAATATGCATTATGTTGACTTGGAAGTGAGAATTTAGCAAGCCGAACCTTAATACAACATCAAATAAAAACTCAAACTCGACAAGGACTTAACCAACATGACTAAAACTATCTGTATTTATCACGCCAATTGTTGCGATGGAATGGGCGCAGCCTGGGTAGTACGCAAAGCACTAACTGGAATGGGTGATATTGAGTTTATCCCTGCCACCTACCAAGCAGAGCTACCAGATGTAACTGGCGCCAATGTAGTGATTGTGGATTTCAGCTACAAGCAAGACCAAATGCGCGAGCTCGCAGCACAAGCTGAAAGCATTCTAGTTCTTGACCACCACAAGACAGCACTACAAGAGCTAGCCCCACTCTTAGAGAATGGAGTCATCCAGGGTAAATTTGATATGAACTACTCCGGGGCAATGTTGGCGTGGATGTGGTTTTTCCCACAGGTTGAGCCACCAGCGCTAATCAAACATATTCAGGACCGAGACTTATGGCGATTCGACTTGCCAGGAACTCGAGAAATCCAATCTGCACTCTATTCATTCCCAATGGACTTTGAAACCTGGGACATGCTCATGAGTATCGATACCAGCATTCTATACAAGCAAGGTATTGCTATTGACCGTGCACACAAGAAAAACGTTCAAGGCCTCGTCGAGTTCGTTTCCTATCGTGACACCATTGCAGGCTTTGATGTTCCAGTGCTGAACTGCAATTACATGTTTGCCTCTGACGCTGGCCACGAACTGGCTAAGGGTGAGGCTTTTTCAGCCACGTATTACGACACTGAGGAAAATCGCAAGTATAGCCTGCGTTCTTCTGAGGACGGCGGCATCGATGTGTCTGAAATCGCAGTCAAGTTTGGCGGCGGAGGTCATCGTCACGCTGCAGGTTTTAAGATTCCGCTCTCACAGCTTCACGAACTGAAATGAAGGGCACCGAATGGACGCAACAAACACCCCTACCGATGTCACTTATGACAGATATGGACGCATGAATTATCACCCCGACTTACATGGAAACCAGGGCAAGCCGTGGACAACAACAGATCAGCAATTTCTTATCGACAATTACGCATCAATGGGACCAGAGCAAGTTAGCTTTGCTCTTGAACGTACCATTCACACCGTAATGACTCGAGCATATGAACTACGCAAACGGGGCTTAATGGCTAAGCCAGGTAAGCAAAAATACCATCGTAGAATGAAACGGAACGGGAACTAGGCATGAAAGCTAAATTAGATGAACTGGTTAATAAGGTCATTGATAGTAATGAGTCGAAGTTTGCTGATGATGATCAGCTTATCGCAACTGTAGATGGATATGAGTTCGAAATTTACAGGGATGACAACGAAGATTGGTATATCCAAGTAAATCCAGAGGGTGAAGGCAAGCTATACGATGGATGGTGGTCGGACTCATGCGATAAGACTTTAGAAGAGGCCGTAAGAGAGGCGATTGTCGGCGCTTGTATCTTGGGTTTGTGTGTTTAACGAACTAAACGGGAAATATTATGGACTCAAAGCAATTTATGAAAAACATGGCAGACGTTGATAATCGCCTGCAATGGCAAGGAAATGAAATCAGAAAAGTGCCTGACGTCGATATCGAAGCGCTGACCGACGAATACAACAAATCAGGGCGTTCTAACAATCCGAATCTTCGCGGCGAGTTCATTATCAACGAATACAGCCTCAGAAACGGGCGCGGTGAAAACTTCTATAAGCCTGAGCGTAAAGCCGTGGTTTATGCCCGCTAATCAACTGAATAAATCACACGGAAACTAACGATGACACCAGAACAATTTGATAACACCGGGTTCAGCGGAAATATGTACGCCATGCATGAGGGTGAGCGAAAGTATGTTGTTACCTGTAGCTTTCCTGAACGTCTTTTTGGATTGCTGCCAGAAAAGCCAGAGGGCGAGTTTGATGCATGGGAAATTGAGTGGGTTCGCTGTGAGAGCGTCAGCGAGATCGTTATACCTCAAGTAATTCAATTCACTTAACGGAAACTAATATGGCTAACAGTAACGACTATTTAAGAATCTTAGCTGCTCAAGGATGGGCATTGATTCCAGTAAGCGTATCTCACGGTGATGATGCATCTATGATGTGGGTTGTGGTGGGGTATTTTATGGGAAATATGCCTGAGCGTGTCATTGGTGAATGTTGGGACGAGGATAATCCTCACCTTGCTATTGATGATGCGTTAAACACAATCAAAGGCAACTCATACGCTTATAAGTATGAATATAAAGCCTCTTAACGAACGGAACGGAAACCAATATGGTCGATTTAACCAAATTTAATGAGCAGGAAGATGTTCGCCCATACGTAAGGGAGCCTTTCAAGTTGGGTGACTATTCGTATCACACCAATGGCTACATTTGTATTCGAACTGAATTGAATGATAAACATCAAGAATTAGAATTAACTGAACGCAACAGAAATGTTGTTGACAAGATATCTAAGTTGTTCAGCGAGCGTGATTTTTACTCTAATGAGCTTATCCAACTTCCAGAGCTGGAAGATATGACCTTTGAGCCATGTAAGCACTGTGATGGAGTTGGAAAGCTTGATACCTGCCCCGAATGTAATGGAGATGGTGAGGCTACGGCTAGAACTGAATTCAATGAATATGAAGTACCATGCAAAACTTGCGATGAAACCGGAAAGGTAAAAGCGGAGCAAGCTACAGAGGATTGTGATTGGTGTAATGGCACTGGGAAAATTATAGGTAACTATAACGAACCTGTTTCTTGCTGTGGTCAACATATGTCCCTTGGTATAGCGCATAAAATTGCGGATCTTCCAGACCTTAAAGTTGGATTTGAGAAAGGCATATATGTGTTTAAATTTAATGGCGGCGAAGGCGTTCTCATGCCGCTCAACGTGTAACGGGTAATCAATGGAAGTTGTACGAATCCAGGACAAAAAAGGCCGTGGTCCATTTGCGCCGGGCCTTACCTCTAAATGGATGGACACTCGCCAAGAAAGGGATTTTTTGCCTCCTTTCTTTATGGAGTTCCCAGACTTCAAGCCTAGCGGTAAATACCACTTTGGCTGCGCTTGCCTTACTACTGAGCAGCTTAAACGCTGGTTTAACGAAACTGAGTATCAGAGACTTGTTAAGCTTGGTTTTCAAGCTGTCAAAATGACGGTAGATGAAGTAGTAAGAAAAAGTGATAACCAATGCGTTATTCGCCGCCGCAGAGCATTTAGAAAAGGCGTCACGCCATTTAACTTGTATCAAACCCCAGATTCAATTCACGCTCTAGTGGAGTGAACATGCCCTACATACCCAGCAAACGTTTAGAGGCTTTAATGAGCCTCTTTTCGTATCGGGACTTACCCAAAGAGACACGCAGCGCCGTTAGGCTTGTCGTCATTAACGGATTCACCTATGAGCTAGCAGAAATACAATCTGGCGTATCCAGAAAGCGTATATCACTAGCAGTAAGAAAGCTTGATGAAGCAGACAACACACTGCTTAAAGCATACCGAAGCGAATTATCCAAATAGAAAAATGCATTAAGGAGGCATCACATGGCCACTCAACCTAAAGAAACCGAACGAATCCTTATCAGCGATAAAGAAGTACGAGAAATGTTTGGCATCTCTCAGCCGACACTATGGCGCTGGACTAAAAATGACGGATTCCCAGCTGCCATAGTCCGGGCAAAGAGATCTCGAAAACAGGTAATGGATTGGGCTCGTGAGAAGAACATGCTTTGATCGCAAGAAAAGCCTACAGCATAACTCTCTCGCCTCCCTCAATTAAACGTTAGGCTTTAAAATCTTTGTCCACATATCATAAGCCTCTCGCTGTTCATCCAGGTAGTCATAATCCAAGTAGTGACTTTGAACGCCGGTGTGGACCTTGTGCCCCAACATCGTTTCAGCAACGTGGTAAGGGACACCTTTCGCCTCCCATATATTACGTGCTGTACGGCGCATATCGTGATTGGTTGTCCTTGGGTAGCCTAACGTTACCATCATCTCCCCTAGCTTATCCCCAAACCCCACCGGTGTATTTTCTGCCATTGGTCTATCTTTTTTTACCACCACTGGCGGAAACACCACCTCAAAGTTAGGCCATAGGTCAAACTGAGCACGAATAACGTCTACCGCTAAATCTGGTATTGGCCTACGTATCTCTCCACCCTCTTTCTTTCTCGTCTTATTGTTTTCTTTCGGAACGGTCCAAATTCTTGCTGATAAGTCGAAATCTCTCTTACGGGCTAGCCTTAGCTCATTTGGTCGATTGGCAAATATCGCAGTCAAGCGCAGAAAATTTTTGTTGCTTTCATGAATAGGTAGATCGTCTATCGCTCGCCACAACACTGGAACCGCCACTTCACTCTGTTTACTGCGTTTTGGTTCGGAAGGTGCGCCAACATCCCTTTTTTTCAGCTCACCAATAGGGTTATGAGCCACAAGCCCATGACGTACAGCAAACGATATAACTTGCTTGAGGCGAGACATTAAATTAGCGGAATGCTTTGGGCCTACCCTCTGCTTAGCTTTCTGGAACACTGGCATAAAATCCACCAGCTCAAGCTGCTTGATAGGGTAAGTGCCCAGATAAGGACTTACATCAGTGAGAAACATCTTATGCAGTGCGCGCCACTGTTTAACGTTCTCTTTAGCATGGTGCTCTAACCAATACTCAATGACATCATCAAGTGTCTGTGGTGACTCTTGCCGTTTAGTTGTTAAACTTTTTCTAGGATCAATACCCTTAGTCACCAACTCAGCTCGAGCGTCACGTTCACGCAACGCATCGCGTATCTTCATAGCTGGGTATTCGCCAAGCTTAACCTTGATCGCTTTACCAAAGAAACTGACACGATAAATCCAGGTCACTTTGCCCTTTGGACTAATGCGAACCCCGACTCCATCTCTATACGTGATCTCTGCTTTTCCGCTATACGGTTTACCCTGTATCGATCGTAACCAAGCATCTGTAATTGCCAT